CCAGTCTGTACGTTCAGACACCTAGTGGGACTGTTTCTCGCCTAGAAACAAACAGGCATTCGCTGTTCGCCGACAGCATGGAGAGCTCCATACAAGTGGTTGAAACTCGCCGTGGGGTGAATGGGATTGAGGTCCTCGTGGAGGACCAAACCCTAACACCTCAAACAGTAAACTACTTGGAGACTCACCAAGTCTCCGCAGTGTTCTTTGATGAGGACGAATTCACCAGCGGGGTGACCAAACATAGGTATCAACCTACCTGTGTTAAGAATCGTATCTCAACACTGTTAGCCTTGAGGAAGGTGCCGATTGTGGGTTGGTTCGTGACAGGTGACCACGTGAAGTATGAATCCATACGTTACGAAGTGTCCGAACTGATGCGCAAAGGGGTGGCTGAGACTGGGGATGGTGATTCCCTGGATAAGCTGCTCAACGGCCTCAAGGAAGCCGGGGAAGATGTTGTTAACGGTGCTGACCCAACGTTCATTTCCCCCCGGTTCATCGCCATGACCACCATAGCTCTGCGCTCTCGGCTAGGTCGGTTGGAACCAACACGGGCAAACCAGCTCACTCTATCAAAAGAGTACACCAGGTTGTGTAGCCGTCGTTGTGTTCGAGCGAGCATAGAAGAGCATAATCGGAGTCTAGTTATGGAGTGCTTCTTCAAGGAGGACGTGTTGGATAGGATGACCACACGCTACTCGAGGTTGCCTAAATGGCTGGAATGGGTTGTCTGGTGGTCACGATCAGACGAACCCGCACTTCAACGTTACACGTAGAGGTGCCCGATTACTTGCAGTGGAACTGACACCAAGGTCGACCCGATACTCTTGAAGAAGATGGAGATGGTGTCAGGGAAGTTGTGCGCTGTAAGGAATGGGTTCCCGCATAAGTCCAGGGTTTTTACTGTTGTCCCTGGACTTTCCTCCAATCACAACTTGGGGGTTTATAACAATAGTGTTGATACGGTAGAGCGTGCCTTGGTTGAGAGGTACTTCTTGTGTGACGGGCGCGATGGGTTTCGTCCGGCTCTACCTGTTTCCAGATCTCGTTTCCATCGTGGTAGTTATGTTAAGTTCCGTAAGGAAGTGTTGAAACATATGCCCCACCTTCCCGTGATGTCCGAGGATGAAACAATCCTCCGATTTCCACCGCAGAAGCGTAAGGTGTATGAGTCAGCACGGGACTCATATGCGACGCATGGACCGATCAATGAGCATGATGCACTCTTGGACGGATTTACGAAATTTGAGAAGCAAGATATCTCGAAGGCTCCAAGGATGATTAATCCGCGGAAGGCCCGGTACAATCTGCAGGTTGGCAGGTATTTGAAACACTTTGAACATCACTGTTTCAAGGCCATCAATAAAGCGTTCGGGGGACGAACCCGAGCGACAGTCATCAAGGGTTTCGACGCTGATGTCTCAGCTGAAATTCTCTTTGACAAGTGGAACCAGTTTGCTCGCCCAGTTGCAATTGGGTTGGATGCCAGGAAGTTTGATATGCA